GATTCATCTAAGTCTTCGTCTGACTCATCTACTTCTTCATCGTTTGCTTCATCTACTTCTTCATCAGTTGTTTCATCAACTTCTTCGTCTGTTGCTTCGTCTACTTCAACTTCTTCAACATCGTCTTTTAGTAAATTTTCGTATATATCGCGTGATTTTTCAACCACAATCTCGTGAAACAGGTCTTCTGCACCCGCTCTGTCTTCAGCAATTAGCTTTTCAAGCATTGCTTCAAATTTATTCGTATTAGCCATTTTATTATCTCCTCCTGTTGTTTAGATATGATAAGCTGTCAATTGTATTTATGGTTTTTGATTAAAAGGGGGGTTAAACCGGACAAAACGAGCCGGTTTTACATTAAGATTATAAATCCATGAACTTTTCCATGAATTCCTTGGTTGTCATATGCGACAAGTTACCTAATGGGCGTAAGTTGTCTGGACAGTAGTCATCTTTGTTCTCAACTACTCTTATATATCTCTTTTGCACGTTTTTTTGAATTATGATACCTGTTTGTCTAGACCAATTCCCATGGTATGTTGCAACTTCTGTACTTCTTTTATAATTTTCAGTATCTGCGTACAAGTTATTAATCTTTCCTTCTGTACCTTCAAAATCAAACCCTAGTATGTATATCTGATCATGTGTATGTTCTGTAGTGTTTGTAGCTAACCATAATGCAGTTGGTCCGCTTGACCAGCCTAATGGAGTTGCAAAGTAGTTAAATTTATGAAATTTCTCGAATAATTTGTTTGGATTAGTCCATACGCTATTATCTATTTGGTACTGTGATCTGTTTATCTCTGTAACCATCTTAGTATCTACTGCAACTAGATAGTCAGGATTTACGCCTTCTCTATAAACTGCGTTACAAGCGTATAGTAATCCGTGTTGTTTGAGTTTTGTTAAATTTACAGGTTTTCTAGAGGTACCGTTACCTACTACAAACGCTATTGACATTCTTAGACACCTACTTCTGCATTAGCTGAAAGTCCATACATTTGTCTTACAAAATGTAATTCCTTCTCGCTCTCCTCTTTATGTAGTTCAGATGCTTGTCTCATTTTATTAATCTGGCGTAGGGTTAGTCGCGTCTTACGTGTGTCATCTTTCTTAAGAATCGAGTCGTCATACGAGGGATCATAAGAGGTGTTTTCAACAGGCTCTAATGTTTCTTTATCAAAATAAAATAGTTCACGTAGTATCATGCTAGTATTTATACCTCTCCGCCCGGTAGCGGGGTTTCACCTGTTACTGTTTCTGGAGGAGTACCATCTCCACCATCTTCTGGTGCTGGTGCGTCCGGATCAACAGCTTCGTCTTCCATACCTGACATGTCAGCAGTCATGCCTGCGGCACTTACTCCTGCTCCACGCATTTCGCCTGCGGCGTCTGTTGGAATTGGTTCTATGTTTTCATCGTTCTCTTCACGCCATAACTTTTCGTTGTCTGCAACTTCTTCTGCACTTAGGCCTAAGAAACGTTTTAGTGCAAATCTATTTGAAACATAAGGTACTGCACTCATTTGTGTAAATGTACCAACTCTTGCATTATCAAGTTCGCTCTGTCTGTAACTTGCAAAGTTTTGTGGTGGTTGCATTCTAAGGTCAAACATTGCTGTGTCAATGTTAATACCTTTTTCTAATAGGTAACGTTTAAAATCTTGGTTAAAACTTTCTGTTAAAAGCCCTTGTAGTCTTTCACAGTAGGTATTGAATCGTAACTCTTGTATGTATGCTGTACCCACTCGCCCATCTTGGAATGCACTAGCACCATCGTCAGGCCCTGTAGGAAGATAAGAACTAGGAATACGCAAGCCGCGTACCAGCTTATTAGTAAAATATCTAAGATCATCAATCTCTCCTAGGTTAGTACCGCCTGGTAGTGTTTCAACTTTAGAACCTCTACCTTCAGCAGTTTGTGGGAAGAAGTAATCTTCATTAATACTTAATGGGTTATAACTACTATCAATAACATTATTTCCACCGCCTGTAGCACTTGGAATACGTCTTTGATGAATGTCTGTTTTTACACGTTCAACAAACTGCATTGCTAAGTGACTTGGCATATTACCTACGTCAACGTAAAATACTCTACGCTCAGGTGCTCGTTGCACTCTGTAAATAATAATAGCATCTTCAAGTAATTCTTTTTGTTTGTATACTTTAAATATTGATTCAAGTAAACTGTTACCAAACGGAAAGTTGTTGTCTAAGCCTTCGCTTAAACTTAAATGCACCATATGCTCTGCATCAATTGCAAATTCTGATTCGCCTTTAGCAAAACGTCCACCTTGTAATGCTTGGTTAGGTGCGCCTGTCATTCCTCTTGCACCGCCAGTCATATAACCATCACCGCCACCAGTAACGTTTCCGTTAGTCTGTAATGGTGTAGTTGCTACGCCGTCAACAAAGTTTAAATTAACATTCTTAACAACATATTGTTCAGGGGTTTTGCCTTCGCTTTCGTTAACAATAATCTTTGTAACGTTTGCCGGATCAATGAAGTGCCATTTTTTAGTTTCTGGATCTCTAATAAAAAATGCATCACCATACTTAAACACATTACGTAAAATACGAAACATGCGTGTTTCAAACTTCTGTAACTTACACCATTGTTGTAGATATAATTTAAGTGTTGTTACTTCTGTGTTAGTTGCGTCTTGATTAAAGTCCATCATAAACGGACTTCTATTTGATGTATTCTTTTGGGTTGTAAATTCTGCTAAGATATCTAATGCGGCATTGACTTCACTGTCATTGTCCATTGTATTATACTGACCATACCGTTCAACACGATTTGGCGAACCAACATACACATCTGGTAGGTAACTTGAATAGTTTGCTTGGGCTGGACCCATACCGCCGTCTCCGCGACCGCCTAGTGGGGAATAACTTCCATTTTGTGCAGTACCAGTAGGAACTGGCGTAAAATAACGTTTCCAACTCATATTATGCCGCTCCTGATAGTGCTCGTGTCATGTTTTTTCCACCTTTAGTTTGTTTTTTCAACTCTTCAAGTATCAAGTTGTTAACACTATTTAACGAAGTTAGCATGGAAGAAGACTTATCTTGACTCTCGTTATTAACATTTAGTACTTTGGTAAACGATGCTTTGGTTTCTGCATCCATTGTTTTATACACTTCGTTGTATTCTTTAATCTGTTTAATTAATTCTTTTATGTTTTTAGATACAGATTTTAAATTGGCATCGTCCATAGCTTCAACATATGCCGCAATGCCTTGTAATCCGTCTCCAATATTTTTTAATCCTGCGGCATCAATGTCAGCAAAAGATTCAAGATCTTTAGCCATTTTTGTCATGCCACCATCATTGCCAAATAACCCACCTAAGAATTTACTAAAGCTATCCATTAAGCCGTCACCAGTAAATGCTGAGATACCTTTTTGTAAACTAGTTAATGCAGGTCCCATCTCTTTCATTGATTTTGAATCAATGCCTTCAAAGGATTTAACACCTGCTGATATCTTTTCTAAGGCTCCGTCACCTACAAACGATGCAACAATACCACCTTTGGCCAAGCCCATAATATTAGATGTTAACGGACCTAATGATTTACCAACGTCAAGTAACTTCTTAGAATCCATGTCTTCAAACTTCTTAACACCGCCTGCTAGTTTATCAATGCTACTAAAAATAGAATCAATTACTGCCGCAATTCCAAACATCGCAACACCAACTCCGGCAAATGCTAAACCAAGCGCCGCAATGCCTGGCGATGCAATTAGTAGTGGAGTGGCCATAGCCGCAACTGCTACTGTAAATCCAATTAATACTGCCGCGGCACCTATGCCGCCCCACATTAATGCTTTGCCAAATGTTTCAAACTTTTCAATTATTGGTCCTAAGGCCGCAAACATAGTTCCAAACAGTCCTGCACCTTTTTCACCACTTGCTCCACCTTTGTTACTCTCTGGATGACCGGGTGGTGGTTTGCTCTCTCCAGTAAACATTCTTTTGATTGGTTCAAAAATATACTTAGATACTAACTCGCCAATCTTCATTGTTTTAAAATCTCTAGTAAAGTCTGCAATATATGTACCTATACTATCAATAGCTACTCCTAGCCTATCAATAAATCCTTGGATCATTGTTTGCGTTGACTTTTTGCCAAACCATGCTGTCAACCCTGATAATGCAGTTTGCATTTTATCAAAGATTTTAGAAGTAATCAGTTTATCCATAATATTACTACGTACTGTTTGGATCACTTTATCAAAGTTGGTCAGTATTTTTTCTTTAGCGGCCACAGCATCTAGTTGTTTTTGGTCTGCATCAGAAATTTTACCACCGATTGTTGCCATTCTAGACATTGCTAGTACAGCATCATATGTTGTATTCCCTAATACTTGGGAGGTTGAGATCATAGCCGCGTTTTCTTTAACGTACTTTTTTGCCTCTGCAATTTGTTCGTTTGTCTGAGTTGCAAATTGTTCTGCTGTTAGAGTTCCATTTCTTAGTCCTATAGCCATCTCGGCAAACTGTGGATTAGTACGTATTAAACTTTTACCAAACTCACTTAGTGGAACACCGTTAGTTGCAACCAATTCTTTTAGTGCGTTTTCCATCTCTGGACTTGCACCTTTGATCATTGTTAAACTGGAATTAAGCTGTTGCTTCATTTTGTCATCCATGTTCATGATCAACGCTGAAATTCTGCCGTCCATACTTTGGCTTTTCATTTCGTCAGCAATCTGCTTTCTACTCATACCAGTAACTTTAGAAAGTTGATCAAGTTGCATGACATATGCTGTTGTACCTTTGGCTAAGGATTTTGCAGATCGTCCTTCCATTCTACCTTGTACCATTTGTAGCTCAATGTAGTCTGCGGTAAACTCAGTAACATCTTCCATTGTCATACCTAGTGCAGAAAATTGTTGCTGTGACTGTTGTACAATTTTTGTAATCTTAGAAAATTCATTAGCACCCTTAGTTGCGCCGCCAAATGCTTGAGCAAATAGTTGTGAGTTCTCGCCAAGCACTCCTGCTAAGGTTTCCATTTTTATACCAGCTTGTGCCGCTCTTGATTGCATTTCAAATAAGCTATCACCAAAGTCAATACCACCGTTGGATAATGTACGATAGGTGTCTATCTGACTGTCCATCATATTAAGCATAGTTTGACCAAATTGTCCTACTACGGTTCCAACTATTGGAAATTTTGAAACTAATCCAGTAACATGCTGTCCAAAGTCACTAATTCTGTCACCACCACTAAGTAACTCATTACCTAGCCCACCAATAGCTTGGACAGTATTACCTATTCCGCTGAATAGACCCATAGTATATCTATCTAGAGCTTTGCCAGCGTTTGCTATCTTTTGAGTAAGTTTTACTTGTGCTTTAGTTTGGTCTTTTGTACTTTCTGTGCTTTCTTGAGTGGCTTTGTTATCCTCAGTTTGTATCTTAACACCTTTAGATTGGACATCACCTGCCATTTTTGACACAGCTCCGCCATTACCGCCCTTTTTTTCCATAAGAGCAACTAATCGTGCTAGTGTAGCTTCTGATGCGGCATTACTAGTAACGCCATCCATGCCACCGCCTCTGTATGTAACTTCAACTGCCATTTATTAAGTACCTATATAAGTCATGTTCATAAATATAGTATATGAACAACACTTATTATTTATCCGGAGAAAAACAATGCCAGAAATAGAAAGAAGCGGATCCAATCCGTTACAGAAATATTTTAGGCAACCAAAAATATATATCGGCTTACCTAGCAAAGGTAACTGGTATCCAGATGGAAGTATAGAAAAAACAGAAACAGGCGAATATCCAATTTATGCAATGACAGCAAGAGATGAACTTATGTTTAAAACTCCTGATGCATTACTTAATGGACAAGCAACTGTAGACGTTATTCATAGTTGTGTCCCTAACATTAAAAACGCTTGGGACGTTCCTACTATTGATTTAGATACTCTATTGGTTGCTATAAGAATTGCCACATACGGCGAAAAATTAGAACTATCAACTAAAGTACCAGGAAATTCGGATCTAGAGAGAAAATTTGATTTAGATCTTAGAGTAGTATTGGACAAGTTTACAGGCGTTGATTACAACAGTATTATTACAGTTGATGATTTAACACTTACACTTAGACCTCAAACCTACCGAGAGTTTACTAAAGTTGCAACAAAAACATTCGAAGAGCAACGTATTGCTAGTGCAGTTCAAGATAACGATATGACTGATGATGAGAAGTTAGTAGTCTTTAACAAAGCGTTTACTGCATTAACATCAATTACTATTGACATGGTAATGGACGGGGTTGCTACTATTCAAACAGCCGAAGGTGATGTTGTTACTGATAAAAATCATATTGCACAGTTTATATCAAATGCAGACAAAAAGTTTTATACATCTGTAACTGATAATATGGAAGCAAATAGATCTAAGTTTAGTTTGAAGCCAATCACAATAGAATCTACTGAAGAAGAGCTTGAAGCAGGTGCTCCTAAAACATGGGAAATGCCTATTACATTTGATCAAGCAAATTTTTTCGGATAAGGATATCAGCTCTGGCTCTGCCTGATATCCTAAAAATTGTTGACGACTTAGAAAATGAGACCAAGAACTTTAAAATGGAACTAATGCGTACAGTATGGTACATGAGAGGTTCAGTGAGTCTTGAAGAAATTTATCAAGTAGGTCCTGAAGATAGAGAAATTATGTCTAAGTTAATTAAAGAAAATCTAGAAACTACTAAAAAATCCGGACAACCGTTCTTTTAGAGTATACAAAGTTTCAAAAGGATAAATGATATGATTAATCCTTTTGCAAACGCTATCCACATCATTTGATAATTAGTAAGTTTTGTGCATTTCTGAAATGCAATTAAATGTGCTCTATGCCATCTAGTAAATGCGTATAATGGCGTTGTTAAGTACTTCATCCCCGAACCAGCATTGCTCTTACTTGTTTTTGCACACCTGCATTAGCAATCTTAGTTGCCAAGTCTGGTAAACTAACTTCACCACCTTGTTGTGTTCCACCTTGTTGTGTTCCACCTGTATTACCAAGCATTTTTTTAACTTGTGCTTCTACGCCTGCTTTTTTAATCTTTTGTGCTAATCCTGGAATTGCATTTGCACTAGTTGCTTTAGCACCACCAGGAATTTTTGGTTTTGGTCCTTTATTTCTAAATACTCCACCACCTGATGGACCACCTTTTGCTTTAGGAGTTTCACCTGGAGCAGTTGTGCTAGATGGCTCTTGTTTGTCATTTTTAGTTGTTGCTTGTGCTTGTGTAGCTTTAGTGTTATCACCTGCTGTTGGCGCTTGTGTTGCGTCTACGGCACCATCTGTAGATGCTTGTGCATCAGCTTTAGTTACTTCGTCTGGACTAATTGGTGCTTGTGTTGATCCTGCAATACTGCTTATTTGATCGTTAGTAAGTCCTGCGCCTGATAATATGTTTACAATGCTACCAGAGTCAGTTGGTTCACCTGCCTTCTTCCAGTCTTTATTAAGTTTGTTAGCAGTAACTTTATTGCCTACATCTTTAGCACCTTGCTTAACTGCACTAAACGTACCCTTGGCACCTCTCTTAACTGCTCCAGCACCTTGCTTAACCGCTCCTGCGGCCTTAGATGCTAAATTACCTGCGCCACGTTTCATTTTAGCGCCTAATGTGTTTGGATTATCTAACCCTAGTTCGCCTTGTACAGGATCTGCTTCTTGTAAGTATTCACCAAATGCATTTTCATAATCAATTGATTCTGCTTTGTCGCCTGTTGCTCCAAAGTCAGACATCTTTTGACCTTTGTCAAAGTTTTTGTCTACTGGTGTTGCATCACTTCCGCCTTTGAGATCTAATTCAAGTTGTTCTTTCTCTTCTGGATCAATTGGTTTTGCTTTCTGTGCATCTTTGGCTGTATCGTCAACTGTTTGCATAGCACCTTGAGCCGCCGCCGCTATTGCTCCTCCGGCATCTGCCATATTTTTAAGAATAACATCACCACTTTCAGCACTTGTTATAATTTGCCTTAGTTGGTCCATGTTTAAACTGTCTCTGGGAATTTCTTTTAGTGCATTCCATGCCGCTGTTAAATCTTTTGCACTATCGCTTCTAACTAACTGTCCCATAAAGTTATGAAATTCACCTGCCGCTTTGTAATGTTCAGGGCTAAATGATTTTGCTCCGTCAACTGCGGCTTCTAATGCTTTGTACTGTGACATCATGTCTGGTGGAATAACTGAGTCGTAGTTGTAAAAGAATCCGTTAAGGTTACCTGACAATTTCATTTTTACTGCACCGTCAAGTGCATCAACGTCCATGCCTAGGTCTGCAAATAGATCTGCTTTAGCAGTTATGAAGTTGTCTGATTTCATTGCCGCTTCCATAGCATCAAGTTCTGATACTTGTGCAGTTGCAATGTTGTCAACCATCTCACTTGAAATATATTTAAATGCCGCACCAGCAAGAGCACCATATGCCGCTGTTTTAACTGACTTGCCTACTGCACTTGAAAGTTTTTCACCTTGTAATAAATCTTTTGTTGAACGTAAAATTAAACCTGCGGCCGCACCACCTAATGGTCCACCGGCAAATGCCGCAATGGTTGTTAGTATACCTACTGCTAAACTTGCTTTGCCTGGATTTGCTTTAGCCCAGTCACTAATTTTTTTAACGCCTGCACTTATTTTACTGTCGCCGTCACCAATTTTCTTTTTAAGTTCTTCAAACTTAGCATCTGCATTTTTAATTGGACCTGCTTGTTGTGCTAGTTTGCCAAGCTCATTAATCTTTGCATCAACTTTTTTAGCTAGGTCAACGGGTAATTTTGCCGCCGCTCCAACTTTACCAAGTGCAGTTTTGTTATCTCCACTGGCCATTGCTGTTTCTTCAGCGCCTTTAAAGATTGATTGTATTTGAACTGATGTTAATTCTGCTTCTGATAATTTT